GAACGGTTATGGTAATCCCCCACACTCAGGCCGGGGAATACCGGCAATTGGCCCTGTTAAGAATGCTACTGGCTTTCACCGGCGAAACCCATCAGTGGCTGCTTGGCTTCAGTGATGAGGCCGCCACGGTGTTACGGCGCTCTTACAAGAACCCAGCCGATACCCCAATGGTGATAAACGAATTGGGGCGCAAGTGGAGCCAATCTTTCAGAGTATGGCAACAGACTTTCGAGAGCGCCCGGTATCAGGCGGCAGCTTTGGCCTTTGGGGAATTGGCAATCAATCACCGGCATTATATGGCCCTTGGATTTCTTCAGGAAAGCAAGCCGGACTTTCCCCCGGTCTTTGAGCGGCAGCTTGAGGAAGTAGTAGGGGCGGCAGCCAGCCGCATCCATAGCGATGGTTTCAAACTGTCCCAACGGATTTGGAGCCTGGAAACCGAGAGTTTTGAAGGGATTAAGCGCACGGTGATGGCCGGAGTCAGTGAGCAAAAGAGTGCCTGGGAATTGGCTCAGGATATTGAGCAATATCTGGGGGCCGGGCAGAACTGCCCAAGGTGGACCCGGGACAGATTGTACACCCTCACCAAAAAGGATATTGCACAAGGCAGTATGGCCGGGTTGCTTAAAGGGCCGGCTTGCAGCCCAGAGCGGGGCGTAGCCTACAACGCCTTACGGCTGGCCCGGACGGAGATAAGCTACGCCAGCAACGGGGCCACCCAAGCCATTCACCAAAGAAGCCCCTGGGTGGAAGCGGTTAAGGTCAACTTATCGCCGGAACACCCGGAACCGGATATTTGCGATGATTGGGCCAATGGGGGCAACGGGCGCGGGGTTTATCCGGTTGATGAGGCCGAATACCCCCCGTTTCACCCCCACTGCCTCTGTTACGTGACCGCCGTGCAAATGAGCGATGAAGCCTTTCAAGCCAAAATGCGGGGCTGGTTGAACCGCACCGAAGCCTGGCCGGGGATGGATAATTACGCGGCCAGCCTGAACCGTACCCGATTTGACGTAACCAGCCTGGCAATCGTAGCCGGGCTTGAGGATACGCTTTACAAGTGGGCAATCGACCTGCCCAAAGTGGGCCAATATGAGCAACTGAGAATGTTTGAGGCCGCTTTCATAAACCCATATATAAGTGAGGCAAATTAGCCTATGCAAGAGCTAAACGAGACTGTTTTTAACGATTTTACCATTCTGGAAAGCAAGCAGGATGGGCCGTGGCGGGTAAAGGCCATTGGCCTAACGGCTGATGAATTGAACGCCAATGGGCGAGTGTACCCGGCGCAAGTCATCACCGAAGCGGTCAGGGAAGCCAGCAATCGGTTGACCCTTGGGGAAGCCATTACGGGGCAGGTTGGACACCCGGAACAAGCCCCCCACCTGGGGGAAACCGTTTTTAACTGGACTGGCATTGCCTTCAATGGCAAGCACATTATTCTGGAGGGGTTGTTACTGGCAACCCAAGCCGGGAAGGATTTACGGGCTTTGGCGCAAGGGGGCGTCAAAATCGGGTTAAGCCAGAGAGCGAAGGGGGATAGCCAGCAACGCGGGAACTTAAGTGAAGTCACCCGCTTTACCATTCTGGGATACGATGCGGTAGTGAACCGCAGCGACAAAAACGCAGGATTAACTTTAATGGAATCAACTACCAACCAATCAAAAGGAGTAAATATGTCTGAGTTTAATCAACAAATCAGTGAGTTCATTGAAGCGCAGGCCGGTACTTACGTGCGCTTTGATGAAAGCACCCGGAACCGTATGGGCCGGGCCGTGAAAGCGCAGAAGCCGGAAAGTTTTGACGAGGCCAAACGGCTGCTGGAAGCGCAGGCCGGGGATTATGATGCCCTGCTGGAAGCGGCCAAACTTAACCGGGATACCACCGTGGCCCGGCTGGAAGCGGAAAACGCCAAACTGGAAGAGGACAAGAACCGGCGTGAAGTGGAAACCTTCCTGATGGAAGCGGTCAAAGATGCCAAGTATCCCAAAGCCCTGGAAGAGGCGTACTTGTCGGCTTGCAAAGCTGGCAAACCGGCCAATGTGGAAGAGGCCAAAGCCTTACTGGAAAGCCAGCGCGGTATTTTTGACCCACTTGCCGCAAGCCAAACTTTGGCCGGTAAAGGGTTTGGCCGGGTACAGGTAATGGGGCCGGTTATCGAACGGGCCACCGGCTATCCTGAATATGCCAAAGCCAGCTTTGCCCTTGGGCAGAAGTTGGAAGAGAGCGCTATGGGCCGGTTGGTCAACTTTGAGAAACCGCAAACTCAGGCCGAACGGTTGACCGGCAAACTGTTGAACCGCTTTGATAGCCGGTTTCAGGCCCAATTACTGGAAGAGAGCCGCTTGTTTGAGGCCGAAACCACCAGCGACCTGGCAATTCCCTACTCTTCAATCCGGGCGGTTATCGCCCAGGCTTACCCGGCGTTAGTGGCCGCCAACGTCTTTGACTTTCAGGCCGCCAACAGCGACCCGGAAAAGATTGGCTACGAGGTCTTCACCGGCGAAACAGGCTTTGATGGCGCCGTCACCGATGAGGATTTCAACAGCGGCGCTTTCAGCACCGTAGACGGGTTGAGCCAAAGCGGGTGGATTCAATTGGCCCATACCGGCCTTAAACCCGGCACCGTAGTAGTGAACGTAGACGCCGCCGGCGCTTTGATTGCCGATGATGGCACCAACTATGTGGTCGATTACGCCAGAGGCCGGATCAAGATGTTGGACGGCGGCTCTGCTGATGCCAACGTAGCCGCTTCTACCGCTTATGAAGTGGATTACGGCTATTACAACCTGTCCAAAGGGGAGAATCAACCCATTGAACGGGCTAAACTGGCTATCCAGTGGAAAACGCTGGAAAGTGCGCCCTTCCGGTTGGGGGCGATGCTGACCAAAGAGGCCATTGTGTACGGGCGCTCTCAGGCCGGGTGGGACGCGGTAACGCGCACCATCGCCAGCTTGAGCCAGCAAGTGCAAAGCCGGGTGGATGAATGGCTCTTCTACCTGGCTTTAAGCGCGTCAATGTCGGTTGCCAACAATCAGGCCGCCAGCGTGAACATTAACGCCACTACCGCCGCCGCTGATCTGATTAAAGCGATTGGCAAAGGCAAGGTGAAAATCAGCGACCGGGGCTACACCCCCACGGCGGTGATTGCCAGCGCCGCCATTGCGGACATTATGAGCAACAGTGAAATGTTTAGCCAGGCGGGGAGCCGGGCCGATGTCAGCCTGAATGCCGATGGCTCGATTGGCCGGGCCAAAGGGTTGCCGGTCTTTGAAGTGGGCGGCGGGTTGTTCCCGGACAATTGGATGTTGGTGGTCAATCGGGAACTGGTGATTCACCGGGTCTTTCAGCCGATGGGGGTGGAAGGGCCGTTCCAGGTCAATGATGTTACTACCGGCAAACTGTTGCCTACTCAGGAATACTACGTGGAAGAGTTTAACGGCTCTGATACCCCGGTTCCGGGCAAGTCAAGCCTGATTAAACTGACCACCAGCTAAAATGGTCACAGTACGGAACGATACCACGCAGTACCAGATGGTAGCGGGCCGGTTGTTATGGCCGGGGGAAGTCAAGCAGATTCCCCCGGCTGTAGCGGCAACCTTGCCCGATGGGGTGGTCATAGTGGGGGAACCGGCTAAAGCCACTCCCAAACCTAAACAGCGAAAAGGTAAAAAATGAGCGTAACCCTAACCGCCCTGACCGCAATGGTTGACGGGGCCACCGAAGCCAATACCCAAGCCGCCGTCGCTGACTATTCCTCAAGGAACCCCTTGCGGTTTTATGCAGAGATAAGCCGCAATGCCGGGAATGAAAAGGCTTACGATTTGCCCACAGACTTCCTGAAACTGGTTAAGCTGGTTGAAACCGGCTTGCCTGGCTATTACATCGTCAATGGGTTGATGACCTTTACGGCCAGGCCGGATAGCGATACCCTGCATATCTGGTATGCCGGGCAACACCTGCTTGACGATGCCAACATTTACCCGTTCTTGCAAGAATCCGAGGCCCACATTATCGCCCTGAAACTCAGAGCGATTGTTACCAATGGCGATACCACCGAATACCGGGCCGGGGACGTGCAGGTAAAGCGGGACATAACCCACTTTGAGCAGCAGTACCTTGAGGCCGTCAAAGTGGCAATCGGGGCGGTAGGGTTACGCAGCCAGTACACCGATCTGGATATGGCGGGGTTACGCTGATGTTTGCCGGGGTCATTGCTGGCAGAAGCCAGTCAATCAGCTTACGGCGGGGAACTGCTACCCTTGCGGCGCAAACCGTGAGAATCGAGAAGCGGGGCAACCAATCGCCCGCTATCCGGGATAGTGAAGCCGGGGGGCAGATTGAAAACACCATTGTGATTATCGGGGCGGTAAGCCTTGATATTCAGGTGGGTGACAGGCTGAATGATGCCCTTACCGGCAACCTGTATGAAGTTTACAGTGTTCACCCTAACCGGGAACTGGTTACTCAGGCCATTGGCCGAATGGTGGAATAGCCGCGAATGTACGAATGGGCGAATGCACGAATGCACGAATGGCTTACATAAAGGCAGATATACGTATGCCGGTGACGTGGAAAAGCAACATCAAACTGAAGACGTTTTGGAGTGACCGGGTACACGCGGCGCTTGTGGCTGTCTGTGAGCGGCACGGTTTGAAGATGCAAGACCACGCACGGGATAACGCGATCTGGACAGACAGAACCGGCCATGCTAGGCAAGGGCTTTTCTACCAGGTGGAAGGGGGCGACAAGAGCGTGAAGATACACCTGGCTCACACTATGGAGTATGGCCTGTGGCTTGAGGTAGCCAACGGCGGCAAGTACGCCATTATTATGCCCACTATCGACGCCTTGCTGGGGCAACTCAAGCAGGACTTGGAGGCTATCTTTGCTTAACGCCATTGCTACCGCCCTCAGAGCCGATTCTACGCTTACTGCCCTGCTTACCGGGGGGATATACTCAGACGTGGTAGAGATAACCCGACAGGCCACACCGGGCGCTTTTGACGGCAATAAGGAACTGTTGCCTTGCGCCCTGGTGAAGCCGGGGATTATCACTCCCACCGGGCCGTTAGTCCATAGCGCCCGGCAAACACTCACCATTTACCTGTACCAGCGGGCCGGTTTTGAGGTCATTGAACAGGCCGCCAAACAAATATACCTGTTATTGCATCATACCCGCCTTGCCCCTACCAATGAAGCCGGGGCGTGGGTGGTCCGAAACATCTATCAAAATATTGGACTTGAGGATAACGCCCTCAACTGCAACCTTGGCTTGTTGCGGTATGAGGCCCTCATCAAAAGGAGTTAATTTACTATGGCTTTTACCGATCAGAATCCTTACGCCTTTGGGCTACGCCAGATTATGGTTGTCAGCGGCGATGGCAATACCACCGTAGAGCTACCGGCAGCGGTGATGGTGGAATTTTCAGAGGAACACGTTTCCAAAGACCTGGACGCCAGCGATAAAACCGTGGCCTCGGTGAGCTTCCCCAAGAAGTTGACCTGGAGCATGGAGGCCGGGGGCATTCCGCTTGAGGCAATGGAAGTAATGTTTGGCGAAACCGCCACTGCCAGCGGCACCACCCCCAACCAAAAGAACGAACTGACCCGCAATGCCGGCACGGTAAGCCCGTTCTTCAAAATGATTGGGCGCTCGGTAGGGGATGCCGGGGACGCGGTTTACATCACCATTCCCCATTGCAAAGCCGGGCCGTTCAAAGGCAGCTTTGGGCAAGAGGAATTCTTTGTCACCAAAATGGAAGGCACCGCTCTGGATAAGGGCAGTGGGCTGTACAGCATCACCCAATTGGAAACCGATGCGGAAATACCGGTAGCTTAATGGACATCACCCGGCAATTCCAGGAGGCGCTAAAGCCCCAATTGTTTGAGGTAGAGAAGAGTGCGGTAAAAGTCAAGAGGCAAGTTTAGACGCCAAAAGCACCTTAAAAAACCGAAAAAGAGCCAACCTTAACCAAGCCTGCCCATTGCCGTTTTTTAAAAATGGGGGTATCAAAACGGGC